ATACTGAGCAGGTTCCCCATCTAGAACACCCTCGCTAACGGTTGGAATTGCGGACGGGTCCCCACGAGGAGCCGTTCGTGCTGGCGGTTCACGTCCTTGACGATCTGGCGGAACCGGCTTTCCCACATCGGCAAGCGTTCGTCGTGCAGGAGATAGGGCGCGGATTCACACAAGGCCCCGTAGAGATAGAGGTCCGGCGTATCGGCGAGAATCGGGTTCGTCGCGGCATTCGCCGTCGTGATCGGCACCGATTGCGAAAGCGTCGGCCCGACGATTGACAACACGAGTTGATAGAAGCTGTTGACCCCGAGCGAGTCCTTGGGAACGTTCGGGAAGGGGTAGACGGTGATCGCCTGTCCCGTCATGGCATAGGCTTCTGGGGCACCGATGTTCGGATTCGTCTCGTGCCATCCAAAGAGGACCGTGGGAGAGACTTGGGGAAGCGGAATGGGGGGATTGAACGTCAAGGCGCTATCGTAGATCCGGTAGCCCACGAAGTCAATCTCGATGGCCCCCGTCACGCCAGGGCCCGTAATTGGCGTGGTGGCTCCGGTGGTAGCCAAGACCGGGGAGTTTTGGTCTTGGCGCGAGGTCCAGAGCCGGAGTTCGCGCTGCATCCGGGCTTCGGCCAAGCGAATGAAATCCGGGATGCGGGCGTCTAAGTCCGAGCGGTTCAAGTACGCCGCCACCGTCGCCACGAGATCGGCGTAGGTACTAAGTGCCACGCGAAACCTTCTTGGCCGCTAGGGCGAACCTCATTAGTCGGGCTTCACGCGCTTGAGACCCGACTTCTGGACGTTGACCGGATTCGTATGGGGCCGACTCATCTTGTTCCGGCCCGCATTCGCATACGCGCGAGCTTTCGCCACGCGGGGAGACCAGACATCCCCCCCTTCGTGATTGGCGTTCATGTGCTTCGCGGCTTGCGCGGCGAGACCTTTGGAGGGGCTCGCCTTCGCATTGTTGTTGACCGTGAGCCCGCCCCGCAAATACTCCGGGGGGGTCACGCTCCCGATTCGCCCATCCGTCTTGACTCGGCGGACCTGCGGATTCTGGCCAGAGAACTCGTGGGCTTGCACCAGATTCTGGTTCTTCTGGTAGCCGAGGTCCTTGCCGGAGGAACGCTTGGGAATGCCTAAGAGCGTCTTGGGACTTTTCGGTGCCATGTTACACCCTCCCCCGCTTGGTGCGGAATTGTGCGTAATCGGGATCGTTCAGGAACCGCTTCAGCGCGTCCTGCTTCTCCGCCGTCGAGAGTCCGAGCAGCCGCCACGTCTCCCGGAGCGCCGCCCAGATCGGCATGGGAATCGAGGCCACCAGATGCTCGCGGCCTTTCCATCCCTCGGGCTGGCTGTTGCGGACCGCCGTGTTCTCCTGGATGATGGGTTCCACGTCGAACTTCGTCTCCACGGCGAACGAGCCGTCGTTGAGATCGTGGAACTTCGTGAGCTTGTGCAGCTCGGGATGCGTCTCCAGGACGATTGGTTTCATCAGCCGTGCGTGGTGACCATCGGCGACTTCGCCCGCGTGAGGCAGTTATCCCGATGCCCGTCTTTCACGATGACGCCAGCGACACTGGGACTCGTGCGGCCCCCGCAGTTGGGACACGGGATTTCCGCACTCCATTTGTCCTCTCGGGCTTGGCATTTCGCACACGTCCCGAGAATCGGGGGATTTTGCCCAGCGGTGATTTCCGTGGCGCACCACTGGCAGACTTCCCGCACAATCGCGACGACCGCCTCTTTGGGCTTCGGCATCAGGTGCTCCTTTGAATGAAAAACTTGTACGTGCCCGCGGGGGGGACATTGGCCGCGGCCGTGAAATTCCCCCACTGAATCGCGATGTGCGTCGCATCGACCACACGGGCCCCCACCACCCCGACATGCGTGTTGAAGACGACCGGGGTGGAGACGGCCACCAAATCGCCGACCGCGAGGGCGAGCGAATTGCCCAGCCCATCCTTGTATTGCGCGAGGGCGGTCGTGACATCGTAGGATTCTTCCGTGACATCGACCGCGGCACTGCGCGCGGTGGGCGTCAGGGCAATCGACAGGACGGTGCTTCCCGTAAGCGGCATGGAACCTCCAGAAGGTGAGGGCCGAAGCCCCCACCCCCCGTTAGCGATTAGACGAGATCGGTGACCAATCCGTGCGCAAAATCTGTGTACGGTTTTAGGCCCCACTCGGCGAGCAGCAGTTTCTTCTCGGCATCGCCCGTCTTGGCCAGATCCTTGACCTGGAACGGCCGGAGATACACGAGGGCCACATACTCGAAGTCGAAGACCCAGCAATCGAGGGAGCGTTGGAACCGATTCGGGACGACGGAGTAGGTGCCGAATTCTCCGACGTACACATCCGCAGCGCCGATGATGGCGGCGGGCCGGGCTTCGGTCTGCGAATACGTCTTGGTGGCGATCCCCGCGAACGCCGACAGGACGGCTTTCTGAATCGAATCCACCATCAGGGTGTCCGGAGACCCGCCGTTCACCCACACGCCCTTCAGGACCGTCTTGAGCAGCGCTTCGGTGAAGGCTCGGGTGGTGCCGTTGGTCCGAGCGTTCGTAAACAGCAACGCATCGGTGGGATTCGCGCCCGTGGCCCCCATGGACACATTGGTGCCGTCGATCGAGCCGATGATGGCCCCGAGCGATCCGGTTTTCGGTGCGGTACCGGTACCACCAGCCGCCGCGGCGACGTTCGCGAGACAGTTCGTCTCGATGTCGCGTTTGATTTCAGCCGAGCGCTTGGCGATCTGATAGGCCAGTTCCGCCTTTCTGCCGGCCTTGCTGACGGCTTCGACCGTATCCGCGACCAGAATCGCCTTGCGCGAAATCTGGGTGCGGTTGCCCATGCGGACGGTGGCGGTGACGGCATCGAACGCCGTGACATCATCGCCTTGGATCTGGGCGTTGGTGCTGACAGCCGCGGCGAGGACATCGCGCTGCCATTCGAACAGGGTGTTCTCGACCGATTCACGCCCCGCATTGGACATAAACGGCGTGTCCTCGGGGGAGATGTTGTAGATGATGTTCGAGAGTTCCTCACGAATCCCTTTGATGTCAAAGGTCGTCGTGGTATTCGCGATGATCGCCATACCGACTCCTATTCAGGTGAGTCGCGCGAGGAACCGTCTAGTCAGTCGTCCGGGAGCATGTTCAGAATCGCTGCGGCGGCATCCCGGCCCCGGCCTGTTTTGGCTGCCCGCTCGACGAGTTTTTGTGTGTGCTCGTTGGGCCGCGGCTTCTCGGGGGTGCCCGGCTTGGCGGTCTTGATCTGCGAGACTTTCGCCTTCGCGTGTGGATTCGGGTCCCGATGCAGTTCGCGATACTTCATGGCATCACGGAGCAACAGAATCGCGCGGTGATCAACAATGGCGCGGACCTCCTGCTCCGAAAATCCGTACTGTTTCGCGACCGCGACCAGTCGCTCGCCTTCCGCCTTTGCTTTCGCCGTGTCCTCCCACTCGGGGAGCGCGGCCTTCAGCTTGTCCTGCTCCGCCCGGATGTACTGCTGGTACTGTTGTTGCCGGGCGTCCTCGGCGGTGCGCGCTTCTTGGTCCTGGTGCCGCTGGAGTCGTTCGAGATGCGATTGCGAAACTTCCCAGTCGGCTTTGCGCTTCAGGAACTCCTCGGCGGGTAACTCTTTATGGAGTTGGTCCCAATCCGGTTCTCCCTGAAGCGACTGCAAGGCGTCCGTCAGTTGTTTCAGGCCTTGCTGGTAGCGGTCGCGATCCGCTTGGACGCTGGCCAGCACTTCCGTCTCGACGGTCGAGCGCAGTGTCTTGCGATCTTCGGCGAGGGCCATCGTCTTTCGCGTATAGTCCGCCTCGCGAAGGCCACGACGTTTCAATTCACCAATGGTGACGGGCTCCCCGTCTACCACGACTTCGCGTGAATCTTCTTCGTCGGGTTCGCTTGCCGGGGGTTCCGTGTCCGAGGTCTCGGGAGATGCCTCGGATGGTGTCGGCGCCGGATGGGGGTCCGGAGTACTATCCGCTATCGGCTCATCAGTCTCCGCAGTGTTTTCGGTGATGAGGCCGGCGAACTTTTCCACAGCCTGTTTGGGGTCGAGCGATTGGCTCGGTATCCCAGGTGATGTTGGCACGTTACTATACTCCTTTGAAGAAATCAAGTAGAGCGATGGTCTCCGAAGGCTCGCAGCACGCTCATCAGGTCGTGGAAGACGGCCAGCTTATGCCAGCAGATTTCCCGTTCCAGGGGGCTCGGGGCGATTCGCCATTGGCGAAAAATCCGCTGTTCCGTCGTCTCAAAGGCCCGCTGGACGGCGGTATGCTTCAGCAAGAGTTGCACCTCTTTCGCTTGGTAGGCGAGGGTTTCTGCCGCTTCCGCTTCGAGGAATGCCGCTTCGTCATACTCGGTCATAGGTGCTCCGCGCGTTGGGCCTCTCACTCCATCGTCACGTCGAGTGTGCGGCCATCCGAGCCCCGGACGGTCGTCTTCCGTTTCTTGGGCGGCTTCTCGCCATTCCCCTCGGGTTTCAGCGAGGCGATATGGACATCGGTCGCCATCTGCTCGCGGGCGAGGGTCGCCTCCAACTGCTTAATGGCAATCGCCGTGGGGTACTTGGCCTGCAATTCCGCGGCGCGAAGGGCGATATCGGCTTCCACCTTATCCCGCTCGCGGTCGTCGGTGAGGTGCATCCCTTCCCGTTCCAAGGCCAGTTCCGCGTCTTTGGTGGCGAGTTGCGCTTTGAGATTCGCCATCTCTTGCGCCGCCTGAATCTGGGCGATCTGGAAATCCGCCTGCTGTTTGGCGAGCGAGGCTTGGGCTTTCTGCATCTCCGCTTGCGCCAAGACCATGTTCGGGTCGGGCTGCGGCGGTTGGGGCGGCGGTTGCCAGTCCAAGGGCACCGCCGAGAAAAACTTCGTGGTATCCCGGAAGCCTTGCAGCTCCAAGAGTGTGGCGTAGGTATGGCGGAGCTGGCCAATCCCACACAGGGGGTTTGTTGGCCCCAAGGTCTGGAGAATCTGCTCTTGCTTCGCGGCGGTGGCGACGAGCACCCCGAGCTTCTCTTGTGTCCCGAGCGCGACATTGACGGAGACATCCATTTCGGCGTCCCAGGCTTTGGGATCGACGGAGACGTACTGATTCCTGAGCCGGACCAAGCGGGCTTTGGGATTGTGCTCGACCAAGAGGCCCAAGAGCCCCTTAAAGAGTTGTTTCATGCCCGTGCCCGCGAAGATGCGGGCGATCAATTCCAGTTGTTCGGAGGCGGCTTGGACGGTCGCCTTGACCCCGACCTCCGGCGTGCTCTGGAGCGCATCGGGATCGAGCGTCGCGGGCATGGGCCCCACCCGTTGCTGCTTGACGGAATCCAGATATCCGAGCAGGGGGATCAATTCCGCCCCGACGAACTCGTGTTTGAACTCCATGATGACCGTGCCGGGGGGTTGCTGGGTACGGATGTTCCGGTTCGGGGCGGTCGAGGCTAGGTCTTGGGCATTGACCTCGCCTTCCATATAGACGGTATCGGGGTCGATGGCTTTCGCCGCGGAATCGTTGATGGCGCGGAGGATCATGGACTTGATCTTCTGCAAATCCCCCACGCGGTCCTTGATGGATTGCCCAATCAGGACATGGGGCTCGGGGTCGGGGCAGAAAAAGGCGAACGGACGCTCCGGGACGGGCTCCGGGTCTCCGACCAAGTGCAACCCGCTCCCCAAACAGCGGCAGCGGACCAATTCAGCTTCGCCGTCGCCGTCGATATCCAAATACGGGTAGGCTTCAATCCACAAACTCAGTTCGGCGGCCTCGTCGGTGGCGGGTTGGGTGGTGACGATGCCGCGGCGGGCCACTTCTTCGATGGATTGGTTGATATCCCCCGCCCCGCCGCCGTACTCGTCGATTTCCTTGGCGGGGACGCCCATCGCGATCAACTCCCCGCGGGTTTTCTTGGTGCGGTGGGCGATCAAGGAGGCGTCTTCGCGGTTTCGGGCGTCTCGGCTAATGA